AAGGTAAGACCAGGAGTAGGAGCCATACCGCTTCCCCGATCGGTATGAGGCCTACGAAAACTACAAAGAAAAGGGAGAAGGACCTATGTCCAACTACGACTATGAGGACGACGACTTTGAATCTAATGATTCAGGGAACGACCTTGTAAAACAACTACGCAAAGCAGCCAAGCAAAAGGATAAGGAACTACAGGAACTACGTTCCCAGTTCGAGTCCTTGAACAAGGCGCAGCGCGAAAGAGCAATCAAGGATGCCCTCGCTAGTCGCGGGGTAAATCAGAAAATTGCTGCATTTATCCCATCGGATATAGACCCAACTGAAGAGTCTGTATCTAAATGGCTGACCGAGTATGCCGATGTATTCGGCTTCGAGGAACCAGCCGAAACCCAGAAGCCAAGTGTCGATCCAGCACAGGCTAGGCAATATCAGAAACTAACACAAACCGCAGACGCAGGATTCACTCCTGAGCGTGGTGATGACATTATGTCAAAGTTGATGAACGCCCAGTCTCGTGAAGAACTGGATGACGTCATTAGGCAATCTGGACTCTAATCCGATCCTAAACGAAAGGCAATTCAAATGGCAGTACCTCAAGGTACATCCACTGGAACAGTTGCCATCAGCAATCTCGTCCAAGCAGCGTACGATCAGTACGTCAGAATGGCGCTCCGCTCCATTCCGCTTATGCGCTCCATTGCAGATGTCAAGCCAGTAGAGCAAGCGATGCCAGGATCGTCAGTTGTATTCTCCATCTACTCAGACCTCGCTGCCGCAACAGGCACCTTGGTTGAGACATCTGACATCAACTCCATCGCTCTTGGCAACCCAACCAACGTCACCGTTACTCTTCAGGAGTACGGCAACGCTGTAACCACAACCAAGAAGTTGAACCTTACTTCTTTCAACGACGTAGATGCAGCACTTGCTGACATCATCGCGTACAACGCTGCAGATTCGCTCGATCAGATTGTCGCTGGTGTTCTCACCGGCGGATCCAATGTGATCTACGCATCAAGCGCAACCTCAACCAACACGATCGCTGCAGGAATGACCATCACCACTGCAGACATCCGTGAGGCTGTTGTACAACTCCGTACCAACAAGGCTGTTCCTCGTATTGGGGAACTCTATGCTGCGTACCTCCACCCACGTCAGTCAGCAGACCTCCGTGCTGAGACTGGCACTGGTGGATTCCAGGAACTCAGCAAGTACGTAGACCGTACCCCATTCGTGGCTGGTGCAGTCGGCGTCCTTGAGGGTGCTTTCGTCGTCGAGACCCCACGTGTTCCATTCGCTCCAAACACCCCTGGAAACGTCAACGTTTACAAGGCTGTCGTTGCAGGCCGTGAGGCTCTTGCAGAGGCGAAGGCACAGGACATCAGCACAATCATCGGTCCAGAAATCGACGCACTCCGTCGTTTCCGTACCATTGGCTGGTACTTCTTCGGTGGCTGGTCGTTGCTCCGTCAGGCAGCAATCTACCGCATCGAGTCGGCGTCTTCAATCAACTAGTGATTGACTGCTGGGCAGGAGCAATCCTGCCTAGTGGTGAGTCAGTTAGGAGCAAAATGCCATATCAACTGATACCACCTACCAGGAACGAAACCTGGCTTGCGTATCCACAGAACTACCCATACTCACGCCTTGCTGGTAAGCCAATCAGTGGAGCAGGAGTTCCTACCAAACTGACAGATATCCCACGTGGCTATGCCCTTCTCATTACGGGAACGACTGTCACTGAGAATCAAACGCCAAGTCAAGATGACCTGGCTGCAGCAGACTACTACTTCCTCGGTGGTCGTTACTACGTAATCACAGACCAACAAGCAGCAGTACTTATAGCGGCAGGATACTCAGAATGGCTAACACCGATACCGTAAACAACTGTACCTCTGCGTGTAAGACTAAGGATCACTCATCCTACGCAGAGTGTCTACAACAGAATATGCCGATGATTGCTCCATCGTCTACACCAAGCAGGACTGGGTGGGACCAGAAGCAAATCAAGAAGGACAACAAAGAGTTGGACTCTTACTACTCCGCAGTCAAGCAGGGTATAGAGCCACGCAGTACCAGGCAGAAAGATATTGATGCCGCAGTAAAACTATCCAACGAAGGCGGTAAGGCTTTCGATGGAATCAACCTCACCTTCAAGGAGTAGTAATGCCAGCCAACGATCCAGCACAGTACGACGGCAAGTTCGTCCCAGAAGAGGACGAGTTTATGCCTTGGCCTTCAGACACCAATGACAAGCCATTTATGACTTACGACAAGTTGATGACTGGCGCACCAGGCAAGCCAGCACCTAAGCAATAAGGGGAAACAATGAAATCCAAGAAGAAGATGGCGGCCAAGAAGAAGGTCGCTAAGGTTATGGGCGAGTTCAAGCGTGGCACCCTTCACGCAGGCAAGGACCCAAAGGGTCCAAAGAAAGCCAAGGTCGTCAAGAACCGTAAGCAGGCCGTTGCGATTGCACTAAGCCAAGCAGGGATGTCCAAGAAGCGTGGCAAGTAAAACTCCAGCGTGGCAACGCAAAGCAGGTAAGAACCCAAAGGGCGGATTGAACGCCAAGGGTCGTGCTTCTGCTAAAGCGCAAGGGATGAACCTCAAGCCACCAGTCAAGAAGGCTGAGGCTAAGAGATCACCCAAGGCTGCCGGACGACGCAAGTCGTTCTGTTCCAGGATGTGCGGAATGAAGTCCAAACTTACATCAGGTAAGACCGCACGTGATCCGAACTCTAGGATAAACAAGTCGCTACGCGCTTGGGATTGTAGTTGCAAATGAAGAAGAAAGCATTTTGGGACAAGAAGAATCCAAAGTCAAAGTCAGCCAAGTTGACGCCTAAACAGAAGACCGCAGCCAAGGCACGAGCCAAGGCAGCAGGTCGTCCTTACCCCAACCTCGTTGACAACGCGGCAGTAGCCAGAAAAAAGAAGTAGGAGATTATGGCAGGAACATACGGAAGTACACTGGTATCGGAACTCAACCGCCTTGCTAATGGTGGAACCTATCCTGCCGTCAACACACTCGATGCAGCAGCGGCAGCCCGTGCTTGGGCTGCTGCTCGCTCAGTCACACCTACCGCATCAGACACCGTAGGAGTTCTCAATGAGATTGCTGGCATTACTGACCAGAAGGATTGGATTGATCTCTCTGGCATATGTAACGTTATCGCTGGCACTACTGGCCTACCTGCAGCGGCTGCTCTCCGAGGAGTCGAATCTTGAGTGCTAAGTACAACTTGGTCTGCGACCAAGCAACCACCTTCAACTTTCAGTTCCAGATCAAGAACGACAGCACACCCTGGAACTTGACGAACTACACAGCCACAATGACCGTCAGGCCATTCGTAGGCGCTACGACCACTACCGTCGTGGCTACCACCGCCAATGGGCAGATTGTCCTTGATGCTATCAACGGCAGGGCTACCGTCACCCTGAGCGATACCGTGACGGGCGCTATCGTGGCTGGTCGATATGCCTATGACTTCGTGCTGGATTCAGGCACAGTCGTAACCCGCATCCTAGAAGGCAAGTTCATAGTAACGGGAGCCGTGACCAATCCGTGACAACCATTATCGTTATCGAGTCCATCACCCCACAAGTAGCAGTTGAGTTCAGCGCTGACCAAGGACCGCAAGGTACGCCTGGCAATACTGGTCCGATCGGCCCAACGGGTCCTACGGGCGCTACAGGCCCTGCAATCACCGGAGCCACCGGACCTACAGGACCTACTGGTTCTACAGGCTCTACGGGGCCTACAGGCCCTACAGGGGCCACTGGAAGTACAGGGCCTACGGGAAGTACTGGACCAACAGGAGCCACTGGCCCTACGGGTCCAACAGGAGATCACGGTCCTATCGGACCGACGGGTGCTACAGGAGATACTGGCCCCACTGGAGCGACGGGAGCGACAGGTGCAACTGGTCCTACTGGAAATACTGGTCCTACTGGCGCCACTGGGCCTACTGGTCCTACTGGTGATACAGGGCCGACTGGACCGCAAGGACCAACAGGCGATACGGGACCTACTGGGCCAACAGGACCGACTGGAAACACTGGTCCAACAGGTCCGACAGGACCGACAGGCGCAGATAGCACGGTACCAGGACCAACTGGTCCTACTGGAGCGACAGGCCCTACAGGTCCGACTGGCCCTACGGGAGCAGACTCCACCGTTCCTGGGCCTACTGGCCCGACAGGACCTACGGGACCGACTGGTGCTACTGGACCAACAGGTCCAACGGGTGCAACAGGACCTACGGGTTCTGACGCACCACTCGATATGATCATTATGCAGGCATACTAGGAAAGGCCACTTCATTGCCAACGTATACATCTAAGGCACTCTTCCGAGGAGCCGCAACTACAACACTGACAACGACGCTCTACACCGTACCGTCTGCGACAACGACAGTGGTCACCGATATTGTCGTGACCAACACTGCTGGCTCTGCTGGCACCTTCACGATGTCGCTTGCTGGCACACGCATCGCAGAGAATGTCACTGTTGCAGCGAACGATTCCACTGTCATCCAACTCAAGCAGGTTATCGCTGCGACTCAGACCATTGCAGGTGGCGCTTCGGCAACAACCATCAATTTTCATATATCCGGTGTAGAAATCACTGCCTAATGTCAATCTTTAGGTTCTCCAACGCAGGCGGGTTTGGTACATACCAGCGCTATAACGACTTCCTCGCTGGCAACCCGACGACGCCTGTCTATGTAGACAACGGAGCAATGTTCCCGTTGGGTGAGTTCACGCTGGCTGCAGCGCAGGCTAATGTGGAGTTTACTAACATACCTTCAACCTATACACATCTACAAATTCGTGGAATCATACGTGGCACCAATGGATCTACTGGGGCAGATAGCGCATTGATTACCTTCAATAGCGATACTGCTAGTAACTACGCAATTCATAGACTTCAGGGTAATGGAGCATCTGTTACAGCAGACGCTTTTACTGGCATAGCAGATGTATCAGTGGCTTCTTTGCCGAGAAGCGGCAATACATCCAATTCGTTTGGTGCATTTGTTATAGACATACTTGACTACAAAAATACAAACAAGTTCAAAACTATGCGGGCGCTCAATGGTTGGGACGCCAATGGAAGCGGAAGCGTGTGGTTTCAATCTGGTTTATGGAGAAGTACTAGCGCCATTACAACTGTTAGAATGGCTGCAGGTGGCTCAGGTAATACATTCGCTGCAAACAGTCAGTTCGCTCTCTACGGAGTACTCTAAATGTCGACATACACACCGATAAGCACCCAGACTCTTTCCTCTGCTACTGCTACTGTTACCTTCAGTAGTATTCCGCAAACCTATACTGATTTAGTATTAGTTATCTTTGGCAGGTCAACTCATTCTGCCGATCAAGAAGATGGAAGAATGAGATTCAACGGAGACGCTAATTCTCTTTATTCTAGAATTGGTCTGTATGGAACTGGAACAAGCCCTGGTTCTGATAGTGGGTCAAACGATACCTCTGCTAGATTTGCTTATTGGTTTCCAGCAGCAAATACTTCCTCTGGGATATTTAGCGCAACTGTAGTAAATATTATGAATTATGCGAATACCACAACAAACAAAACAGTTATTACTAGACAGTCCAATCAAAGTAATGTTACTGGTTTACCAAATACCGTTGTAAATTTATGGCGCAGTACTACTGCTATAAACCAAGTAGAACTTTTTTTCCCTATTGGTTCGTGGGCTTCAGGCTCCACCTTCACCCTCTACGGCATCGGCGCTGGCTCACCGAAGGCATTTGGTGGGGATGAAGTACGCACAGATGGAACCTACTGGTATCACACATTCAATAGTTCTGGAGTCTTTGCTCCCGTAACAAACCTCAACAATGTTGATTATCTTGTTATCGCTGGTGGCGGTGCTGGTGGTGGCGGTGCTGGTGGTGGCGGCGGTGCTGGTGGTTATAGAACTTCTATTGGTGGAACTGCTCTTTCTCTTTCCGCTGGAACTAATAATACGGTAATAGTCGGAGCCGGTGGTAGTGGTTCAAGCGGAGCCAACGGCGGTTCTGGCAGCAATTCTGTCTTTTCTACTATTACATCATCTGGTGGCGGTGGTGGTAAAGGACAAGTTGGTAGCGGTCTTTCTGGCGGTTCTGGCGGTGGTGCTGGCGGTGTCGGTGTTCAAGGAACAGGAACCGGCGGCGCTGGTAATAGCGGCGGTTATACGCCCGTCGAAGGATATAAAGGTGGCGATCAAGGTGGCGGAAACGCTGGACCCGGCGGTGGTGGTGGTTCATCCGTAGCAGGGCAAAACGGAAATACAGGTGGAACTGCTTGGTCAAATGGAGATGGTGGAGCAGGAACCGCTTCTAGCATCACAGGTTCTTCCGTAACACGCGCTGGCGGCGGTGGAGGTGGAAGTTACGGTAACCCTCCAATCCGTCAAGGCTTAGGCGGCAGCGGTGGTGGTGGAAATGGAGGAGCGACCGCGGATGCCAATGGATTCCCAGGAACCGCAAACACCGGCAGTGGTGGCGGTGGTGGTGTAGCATTTTTTACCAACAATGCCATAGGTGGTAACGGCGGTTCAGGCATCGTGATTGTGAGGTACGCAGTCTAATGGCACTCAATGGCACAATGGTTGCAATCCAGACCGTTACTGTGGGTAGTGGTGGGGCTGCGAATATAGAGTTTACCAATATCCCGCAGACCTATACCGATTTGAAGATTGTTCTTTCTATGAGGACTAATGGTGCAGGAGCAAGTGGTAACGCTTGGACTCCTTGTATCGTTACCTTCAATACAACCACCACAACATCTTCACGGCAGTTATTCGGAACGGGAAGCGGTACTGGTAGCGATACTGGCGTAAACAATGTTTATACCGCCGACACAGATAATACTGCAAGTACATTTTCCAACTCCGAAATCTATATCCCTAACTACACTGGCACCACACAGAAGTCCTACTCAGCAGATTCTGTAACAGAAAATAACGCAACTGGGTCGCTTGCTCTAATGGCTGCTGGACTGACAAACCTTACAAGCGCAATCACTTCCGTAAAGGTTGCTCCAGATACAAACTCTTTTGCCCAGTACACCACAGCCACCTTGTATGGCATCTCCCGCACGACTGCCCAGATCAAGGCGACTGGTGGAATGGTGTATGACGATGCAAGTTTTGTTTACCATCTCTTTACCGCAAGCGGTACTTTTACGCCTACTCAAACGCTAAGTTGTGACGTACTTGTTATCGCTGGTGGCGGTGCTGGTGGATGTCAGTACGCAGGTGGTGGCGGAGCGGGCGGTGTTGCCTATCAAACAGCAAGGTCAGTTTCTGCAAGCGCAATGACTGTGACTGTTGGAGCAGGAGGAGCATCCGTAAGCGCTACCGGCAATGGAAATACAGGAAGCAACTCAGTATTTGACACCATCACTGCGAATGGTGGTGGCGGTGGTGCCGCCTGGAATACCACTGGTTCCAATGGTTTGAGCGGTGGCTCTGGCGGTGGAGGAAGTATGGGAACCGCGTCGGGAAACACGACCTCTGGAGGAACTGCAACTCAAAGCACTTCAGGCGGTGCCACTGGTTATGGAAATAACGGTGGTGGTGGACTTCGAAATAACCCTGTATTCCTCGGCGGTGGTGGCGGTGGTGCAGGAGTTGTTGGTGGCACTGCGTCTGGAACTGTTGCAGGCAGTGGTGGAAACGGATTAGATACTTGGTCAACGTGGGCAACCGTGACTAGCACAGGTGTTTCTGGCTTTTATGCGGGCGGAGGTGGTGGCTCTGCCGAAGCAGGGACTAGAGGCTCTGGAGGTTCAGGAGGTGGTGGCCTTGGTGCTTTGTTTGGAACAACTAGCACTGGCGGAAACGGAACCACCAATACTGGATCAGGTGGAGGTGCTGCCATCAATAATGGTTTTGCCTCTGGTTCTGGTGGCTCTGGTATCGTAATAGTTAGATATGCAAAGTAAAGGATAACAATGGCACACTTCGCAGAAGTAGATAGTAACAATGTAGTAACACAGGTGCTTGTTGTTCCTGACGAACAAGAGCATCGTGGCGAGGACTTCCTCGCTAATGACCTCGGACTGGGTGGACGCTGGATTCAGACATCCTATAACCACCGCATCCGCAAGCAGTACGCAGGGATTGGCTACACCTTCGACGAAGCAGCAGATGTCTTCGTGGCACCTCAGCCATTCCCATCGTGGACCAAGGATGAGAACCACGACTGGCAACCACCGAAGGCAAAGCCTGAAGATGGCTTGATGTATTTCTGGAATGAAGAGACTCTTGATTGGGAGGCAGTAGTTTATGAGTGAGAACCTGACAAAGATTGTGGTGGATTGCGCCACCGGCAAGCAGACCATCCTGCCTTTGACCCCAGCCGAGATTGCCCAGCGTGACCAAGATGCGGCAGCCGCTGCTGAGGCACAGGCTTTGCGTGAGGCTGAGGCCGCTGCTAAGGCTGCAGCGGCAGAGTCTGCTAAGGCTAAACTCGCAGCCCTTGGACTCACCGAGGAAGAGATAGCAGCACTGTAGACTTAGGCTATGAAAGTTGCTGTCTATACCATAGCCAAGAACGAAGAGCAGTTTGTCGAGCGTTGGTACAACTGTTCTAAAGAAGCAGACTACCACCTCATAGCAGATACTGGCTCCACCGATAACACGGTAGCCAAAGCCAAGGAACTTGGCATAGATGTCTACCAGATCAGCGTCACACCGTTTAGGTTTGATGACGCTCGTAACGCATCACTTGCGCTAGTACCTGCAGATGCTGACTACTGCATCGCACTGGATATGGATGAAGTACTCCAGCCAGGATGGAGAGCAGAGTTAGAACGGGCCTTCGAGGAAGGCACTGACAGACCGCAGTATAGGTTTATCACTGACTGGACCAAAGAGGGTGAGCCTGCCATCGAGTTCGATGGGTTCAGGATTCACAGGCGTCAAGGCGTCAGGTGGAAGTATCCCATCCACGAAGTCCCAATGACCTATGAAGGCGGGGATGTACGCAAGCGCTACAACTTTGAAGTCCACCACAGGCCAGACGTTACCAAATCTCGCGGGCAATATCTTGATCTGCTACGCAGGGCGGTAGACGAAGAGCCAGATGCTAGGAACCTCTACTACCTAGGCAGGGAGTTGTACTTCCGCAAGGCCTACGAGGATTGCGCCAAGGTCATCAAGGAATATATCAAGGTCTCAAACTTCCCAGCGGAGAAGTCCTTTGCCCTACGGATGCTCGCTAAGTGCGAGCCAGAGAAGGCTGAGGAATGGCTGATGCAGGCCACAGAAGCCTGCCAGACGAGGGAAGCAACGCTTGCCCTAGCGAATCACTACTACACGCAGAAGCAATGGAAAGAGTGCAATGCGGTAGCAAAGATTGCATTGACCAAGACTGAGAAGGTTACCGGCTTCCTATCGGAAGAGTGGGCCTGGGGTCATATGGCAGACGATCTGATAGCAGTCTCTGCGTGGCAGTTAGGTGACTGGAAAGAAGCCTATAAGCACGGTAAGAAAGCGGTAGAAACAAGTCCAGACGATGAGAGGCTAGTCAACAACCTAGCCTTTTACAAGGAGAAACTCAATGCCCACACTAAGCGAAATGATAGACGAGGTAAGAAGTAACCTTCAGGGTTACACCTTGCGTCAGGACCGCATCACCTATGTCGCTAATACAGGCGGCCTTACTACCACCTCAGCATCCATCCAAGTTGGCTCGGCAGATAACCTTGCTAAAGGTGTTATCGAGATTGACGATGAACTTATCTGGATTGAGTCCTTCAACAAGACCAACAATGAACTCAACGTCATCCCAGGATTTGGTCGTGGGTACCAGGGGACGACAGCGGCACCACACGCTCAGTATGCTCAAGTAACCTTGGCTCCAACGTTTCCGCGTATCACCATCAAGAAGGCTATCAACGATACAATAAATGGACTCTACCCAAAGTTATGGGGAGTAGCGTCAACGACCTTTACCTACAACG